CATAAGTACGGGCTGTCCCAAAGTCAATAATGTCTCTCACTTCTTCAAGTTGGTAGACCCTAAATCTATGAAAATAGAACATGCTTGACATGCCATCGACTACTTTGCCTTTTGCCCAGTTATTAATTTCTTCTGCTGTCTCATCTTCACGATCCATAAGCCTTAAAACTTTTTCCTGAACCTGAACCATTTTTTCAGTAACATCGCTTTCTGTTGCATAAAAATAATATAGCAACTGCTCTTGCTTTATGTGTGGAAATGGTGATCTACGCATACGAACAAGCCTGTCCCATGTGGCCATAACTCCAGCATAGGCAAGTCTTTGTGGCTCATCTGTACTTTCTGGAGTAATTGTAATCCAACTTTCAGTTAACTCATCAATAGATGCTGGACGAGATGGGAAGAATGGAACACCAATTCCTGTATCAAGTCCCAGTTGCTCTTGAAGATATTTGTTTATCCATAAAACTGGTGTGTTAAATGCTGATATTGATTCTGCCATTATCCCATTCTCCCTGCATTAGCAACCCATTGGTATCCAGTCTTTAAACCTAAAGACCTTCCGCCTCTTTTTGCCGATGCTAAATTTTTATTATAAACCTGCGGAGACTTGAAGTGCTGAAGAAGACCGCTTGAGTTTAAAAATGATTGTCTAAAGTATACACCAAAAAAGTTATTAAGTACCTTTTCAAACTGACCTTGTGTTTGACCACCAGGATTTTCAACCTTTACTTCTCTTGAAGTATAAACTTCTTGTCCGTCAATCTCAAACCTCAAAACATTTGCTCTTTTTGGTCTAATAGTAACTCCGACTCCTTCTTCCATAATTCTTGCTTTATTATAGAATGGAACATTTGATCCGTTCTTAATTGAAGAAGACTGCTTTAAAGATGATGTAAAAGTTATTCCTATCCCACTAATTTTATAGTCAATATCAAATAATCTTGCTTCTGGGCTGCCGACCTTTTCCCATTCATAAATATGATGAAGTAGTTCTGGGGACATCTTTGAATTTACATCAACAAACTGTGATGCCATCTCTGCTATCTTTGGTGCTAGGTTTGTATATAATGCAGACTTGCCTCTATGTACTCCCTCAATAAATCCAGAAGAGTATTTCATAATGTTGTTTAGTTCTTTTTGAAACTGTCTGCTATCTATAACTACGCTAAGCATTAGACATCTACCGCCTGATTTTCAGATCTACGAATCACCAAGTTGTAATATTCAATACCGCCGAATGGACCAACAAAGGGTTCTTGTGTTGCAATCTCAAAGACTGTAGACTTTCCTGATCTTGGACCAGATGTTTCTGTATAAATGTAATTGCAATTCTTGTCACGTATGTTTGTTAATATAATGTTTGTTATTGAATGTGGGGCATCTAAACTTGAAATTCTTAAGTCTGTTTTTGCTCTACCAATAAGTATCGACTTTTGTGTAATATTTACATTTGGAGTTATTTCTTCTTTGCCTGCAGACCCAACTGCATTAAAGTTAGCAGCAATAGTTTTGTCTATAATCCATGTCTTTTTAACATTGCCATAGGTTCCCTGCTCAACAATTGGATAGTATATGTCTGCTTGCATTGGAAATATAAAGTCTGGCTCTTCGCATATCATTAAATTATCCCTGGCTTGACAATGGTCTTAACATATTTGTCAAGTATCTTATCAACTAAGAAGTTACCAGTACCGCCAAGCATTGCCTTATCAAATTGTATTCTAAACTGATCTGTATTGTAGGTAGTTACATATCTTTTATAATAGTCTAACTTTCCACACTTAAGGTCTTCAATTAATAGTTTGGCTGCATATTCAACATCTTCAGGAACATTTAAGTATCCATGGTCTACAACAAAAGTGTAATCGTATCCTGATGGGAACGAAATTCCTTCGTATCCATAGTATCCAAGATCTCCACTTGCAACTGGTAGGTTTTGCGCTGTTGATTCAAACCTGTTTAACTCAAGAACGTCTGCACGAATTCTTTGTATAGCAGTTTTGTCTGGTGTTATTGCGTACTGATACTCACTTAAATCTGGGTCGGATCTATCGTAAACTAATACGTTATTCTCATAAACTTTAAATACTCTGTAAATCTTTTCCCATAAAGAGAAATAATCTGATCCATTACCAGTCCCAACTATCGTTATCTTTTTGTTATAAAATCCTTCTGGACAGAATGTATCTATCATTGATCTTGCTACTAATTCTAAAACCTTATATTCAGCAATTTCTGATGCTGTTGTTCCTAATGTGTTCGGGTCTACATATGGTCTTATTAATTCATAAAACTCTTCGTAGATTGCAATCTCTATCCCGCTAACAATTTTAAAAATTTCTACTCTGTAATTATTATCGTATCTTCCAGGAAGAAAAATCTCTATGTTGTCTCCTGTAGATGAATCTAAAAATTCTAAATCTTCTACTGAAAGATCCGCCATATCCGTAACTCTTGCATAAATGTCTACATCGCTATACCCTGCTGGGACAACAAAATTTACTGCAATTGTTTCGTATGGCGGAACTCTCAATATTTCCATTATTACTTACCAAATTCCTTGGCAACTTCTTCTGGTGTTGCTACTCTGATGTGTGAACGAGTAATCCACTTTTCAGCAGCATCCTTATCAACAATGTTATAGCCACGGTAAACCTTGCCTACCTCTGACCATGTAACATTCTTTGTTGAATAAAGTGCTATCTTCTCTTTAACTTCTGCAGACTTTGCGGTCTTCTTTTTAGCAGGTGCTTTTGTTGCTTTTGTTGCTCCAATAACTCCCTCTTCGACTGCTCCAAGTGCCTGAACTTCTTCAGGTGCCTGATATGCAGGTGCTTCTACAACTGCCTGAGCAGCCTCTTCTACAACTGGAGTTTCCTCTGCATACTCAACCACTGGGGTTTCTGCAACAGGCTCTTCTGCAACTGGTGCTTCAAAACCTGGTGCTTCATATGCTGATTCTTCTACAATTGAATTTTCATTAATGTTTTCCATAATTCCTCCTTGTTAGTATTATATCATTATAAGTAATAAGGGGAGCAAGAGCGTTAACTCCTACTCCCCCTAAATTGTACTGTTTACAGATTATGCGTCTGCTGCAGCGTCAGCGAATGCGACTGCATCCTGCTCTTCCCACTGAATACCGAAGCGAACGAAGACTGTATATTCTACAGTGTCCTTCTTTGGCTTGTATTCACGGTTTACAGTGATGTCACGCTGGAATCCCCATACACGGTTCTGTGGGAATGTCAAGTCGACATATCCTGTAGGGTAGTATGGAACTTCTTGTACGTCAATTCCGAGAACACGTGTTGTACGTGCTCCACCGAATGTCTGTGCGCCACCGTCAAGGTATGCTTGACGATTAGTTGGTGTTCCGCCAGCCTGTGAAGCAAATGCTTCAGCAACTGCGTCTGCTAGGGTACCGTTATTCTTAACAATTCCCTGGAATGCATCTGTACCAGCATAGAACTTCAAGTTAGACTTGATAGCACGATACTTACGTGGCATTGCAAGAATGATGTCCTGCATTACGTCTGTTGTCCAAGCGTTATTAGCGACTGTTACAACTGATTCGTGAGCATCTCCATCTGTCTTTACACGATTTACGAAGCCTTCCATGATTCCAAGGAATGCATCGCTACCTGAACCCAAACCATTAATGGCTAGGTCTTCGATATCGTTACCAAAAGCATTTGTCATCAAACGGACAATGTGATCTTCTAGTTGTGCACCTTCGATGTTATCTTCTAGTGCTTCTGCAGAAACTTCCCAGTCAAGACGAATCTTCTTTGTAGTCAATTCAACCTTTGAGAATGTTGCTCCTGCGTTTGTGTAGTCGCCAACTGCTTGCGCTGCTGCACGAATTACACGCTCTCCGACGTTTACCTTTTCGAGTTCCATTGTATTGGCTCTCATAGTAACACGACGGCCATCTTGGGCGAGAATGGTTGCATCCCACACGTAGTCAATAAAACGACGTGCTTGCTCTGGGCGTAGGATACCTGATCCAGCCTCACCTGAAGGGTTAACTGCATTTGGTCCAGATGTTACTCCTGATAGTGCTGTTGGGATATTACCCAAGACACCACCATCGGTGTAATTACCTGGTACGTTTGAACCTGCTTCAGATCCCGATGCGAATGCACCTTGGCCCTGATACAGTCCTGGTGCTGTTCCACCAAGATTACCTGATGTTCCAGGCTGGTTCTTTTCTATATTTTGTTCCGACATATTGTCACCTCCTGTGATTTTTTACTTATTGTTTTTAATTAAATAAGTCGGCTGTTTTGAGGAAACTACCGCCCCATAGGGATTTTTCAACCGTTTCAGGTTGATTCTGTACTATCTCGCCGAGATCGCCAGACTTTCGGAAAGCAGTGTCTTGCTCTACAAGTTCCACACGCTTACCAAATTCATTGAATTCACTTGATACTGTTGCAATATCTTTTGCAACTGCTTCAAATGAACTTTTTGCTGTTTCAATATCTACCTTTGAAGACTTAAGCATTTCTACTTCTGCCTGTAAAGAGTTGACCTTTGAAACTAGATCGCTAAAGGCTGATTCTAGAGTGTTCTTGATTTCAGCATCTGAGTCAACAACTGCTTCATCTGATTTAGATACTTCTATAACTTCTTCAACTACGTCAACTGCAGGGGTCTCTTCAGACTTTGCAATCTCTTCAGATGTTGGGGCTTCATCAGCCTTAACAATATCTTCTGTAGTTGTTTCAACTACTGTATCAACCTCTGGAGCGACCTCTGACTTTGTTACTTCTACCGATGCTTCTGTTTCAATAACTTCTGCAACTGCGTTTGTATTTTCTGTCATAGGACTTACCTCCTTGTTAATCTTAGAAGTATTAATGCCTTTAGCACTATCAACTAAGAATTTTATCATTGTTACTTTTTCGTTATCTGTCTTTTCAACGAAACCTATATTTTCCATCTGTTCACCAGTTACTGGGCTAAGTTCTGAATCATTTTCAGATGCTAAAACTATTCCATTTGCTTTATCGTAAAAAACATTTTCTAGGACTGTTAAGTCACCTTTAAATACATCTACTCCATCTACTTTTTCAACAGAGACAATATTTGCAAACTGATTTGCTGGGGAATCTACAAGACTCAACTCAACTAAATCATATTCTTTAATAACTCTAATTTGTGTATCTGACTTTTCATCGTATGCGTCATCCCACTTGTTCATTCTTCCGCCGATTGAAAAACCAGTCAACGTACCGTCTAAAACTTTTTCCCAAGTATCTTGTGCACCCTTTGAAACATATGCAGATACAAAAACACCTTTATAAAACTTCTTTGATTCTGGATCGAAATACTTATCTTCTTTAAAGTTAACCATTTTGCCAACTGCTATTGGCTGGTGCATTTCTCTAATGTTTCCACGGAACTTTGCAAAGGCTACCATAGATGCTTCTGCTGTTACAATATCATCTTGCTTGTCAATGTTGTCAAGTGATGCAAAACCTGAGACGATTCGTCGCTCTTTATCTACCTTACTAAAAGGCATAGATAGGCGTAAGTTATCGCCATCCGTATTCCAATTTGCTTTTGAGATAATCATGGTTATTATATTATATACCCTTTTTCATTAAAGTATCACTATATGGACAAATCGGACAGGTCATCAAATTTTCTTCCTTCGCCCTTTGGATTTCTTCCACTTACTGTGGCTGATCCATCAGATTGGTTATTAGTTCTTTCTGTGTCCCGTGCCCTACTTGCATTGTCATTTGCTGCTTGTTCTGGCTTTGGATCAAAGGGTTCGTTTCCTCCTTCAATCTGTGGAAGACCAAGAAGTTCTCTACCTTCATTTGGCATCATAACCTGTGTCTTGACAAGTCTTTCAATGATCTGTGATTGAGCAATTTCATCTGTAAGCGTAAGTTCATTAAACTTAAAATCTAAAATATCTGTTTTTTCTTTTACAATCTTGTTGATCATTTTTTCAAGATTTCTTTGGGCTGGCCTTGCAACCTGCTCTTTAAACGTTCTGTCTTGTGCAAGAGCAGCAGCGATTGCAGAGGCATCGCCTCCACCAATCTTAGATAAAGGAACCTGATGAGCAACAAGAATATCATCTCTGTTTTGTTTACGATACTCTTTAAATGATGCTTCTTGAATTCCATTCTCTACAGGATCCATCTTGAACTCTACCTTGTTGGTATCTGAATCTCCAGGAAGCGGTATATAAAGGGTTCTGTGATTTTGTCCTTTTAGACCAGTCTGCAAAAACCTAAACATTTTGTCTTCTGCTTCAGCAGATAACTTTGCACCCTTAAGCGTTACAACATATCTTGGTGTTGCCTTGTTTTGGAAGTAGTCAATATTGTATTGTGATGCAAGTTGATCTCCATGAAGTGATCCAATTGCAGACATAATATCTGGTACACCATAAAATGTATTTAGCGGTGAGTATTCTTTAAAATGAATAATCTCATTTGGACGTGCATCTGTTCCAAGTGGATTTGGATTAGTTGCTCCAAAATTACGGAAGTAAACTACTTTGTTTGCAATTACTTGGACAAATCCATCACGAAGACGACGTACACGCATTGTTGTAGATGGAATATGACCAACATATCCAATGTCTCCACGAACTGTTCTTCCTACTTCAAGATAACCATTTCCTGTTGCCTGTAAATCAGTAAAAACTTTTTCCATAGTTGTAGTAAAAGAGTCTTCTGTATTTAATGACTCTAGCCAATCACTTAGTTCAATTTTGGCTCTTTCAATTCTTTTACGTGCATTCTCTGCTGTCTTTGGTTCTGATGCTTCTAACTTGAGCATAGTTCTTTTAGAAACCTTAAATTCATATCCAAGGCCTACAATATTTTCAACCTTTGCATCAATGGCTGCATGGTTAGCAAAAGATGTGTCATAAAAACTTGCAAGTTCGTAAAGGTTCCATGGAGGAGTAATTACATCGAAAAGACCATAGGCATTTCTAAAAACTGTTCCTGAGTTAATCTCTTTAGACTTTGCTCCGTCACGCCCTGTACTTTCTGCTCTTGAACTGTCAATGTATGCTGGTGTGGCTTCTCCCTTTACAATGCGAGATGTTCTTCTTTTAAAGTTAGCATCTAAGCCCTGAAGTTCTTTAATTACATCCCATGTCTGGTTGAATGGATCTTGCTTTGTAAATGTATCATCTTCTGGCAATGGACTATCTGTCTTTGCTCTAATAAAAAATTCTTTTTCTTCACTCATTAGTCATCACTCCCATACTTTGCAATAGTGTCCTTGGCTGCTTGTACTGCTCCAAGGTCGTTCATTGAAGGAATCAATCCCTCTGCTAATCTTTGCTTTTGCTCAGAGTACTCTTCTTCTGAGATTCTTGTTAGACCTGGTACGAAGATGCATTCGCCATCTCCTTCATCCCCGTAATATTTTGCTGCTTCTTTAAGTTTAGATATCTGAAAGATGTCGCCTTTCATTGATTCAATGTTTAAAATAGAACCAGTTCCATCTGTAAACCATTTACCGTTAGCCTTTTTATATACATATAGGCCCCAGTCATAGTGCTTTTCAATAACTCGTGCACGAGACTCTCCCACTTGCCCCTTCATTTTGGGCAAGGCTTTCTTCTTTTTGCGTGGATCTTGAGGATTCATATCAACAAGTATACCACATTAGACAGCATTAGCCGTTATTTGTTTCGAAGTAATACCTTTATAGACAGTATATTCATACCCATTAACCGTAAATACCTTATCAGTATCAATAATAATCTTATTGGTTCCTGTATAACTCTTGTAGATTGTTGAAGGGTCTACTCCATAATAACTTGTTGAAGACAAAATCAAAACCCCATCCCACACAAATGGAGATGTTTTCCAGTAATCCCATTCAAGGGTAACTGGGAGAGAGTACTTAACTCCAAACCACGGTCTAAAGTCTACCTTTTGAACCTCTTGCAAGTTTGTTGATTGATAGTAGGATATTGCATTAAACGTTATCGGTCCATTTAGATTAATTGATCCAACTCTAGAACTAAAATCTAATAAGTTTGGAAAGGATATTCCTAAGAATCCCCACTCTTTTATAGTTATGACTGGCTCTTTAACAACTTTTCCATTCCAGTAAAATCCTATACCATCTTCTAATTTACCAGTTTTTACATTTATAGCATAAATCTTTGCTCGTTCTCCACTTGGGTGAATGGCTACCATATAAAACTTTATATGATTATTCCTTGATTGAATCTCAAATATTTCTGTTGGTGCGTATGGAAATGCATCCTGATCATATCTTATTGCTATCTGCATAGCCATAACTTTATAGTTACTAGACATCTCTTTATTAATTGGAATAGCCAGTCCACGGTTAACTGATGAATCGTATGTACCCTTTAATTCTATTCCAGTATATCTTGTTAAATATAGGTATGGAGAACTTCCCTTATAAATTGAAAAAGGATTTCTTTCTT